GTTGGACCAACTATTGTCGTTTCCACCAGTCGGGGTCTTCCATGTACCAAGACTGTGCGTGCGCCCACACCTGGTCGGGTACGTCACCCAGACCCGACTCGGCGAACCACTCACCACCGACGGTGTGCCTCGTTCGGTGTCGGTGCATGTTGCGGTGGACCATGCCCTCGAGCACCCCACCGTCCCGCATCACCAGGATGATCTTCAGCGCGTACGGGCAACCCGTCTGAAGCTGGCGCAGTCGTCGGTCGGGGTCGTCCGACCGACCGATCTTCACGGCCCCCGTCACTCTCGACTGGATGATGTAGAGGTGCTGTCCTGCCATGCCGTCCCCGTGTGCCTCGGTGCGTTCCCTATACCCGAAGCAGGTCGAGGTGCCGCCCATGTCCCACACGCTCCGCAACCGCCTGATCCGTCTCGCGCACGCGCAACCTGACCTGCGCCCGCACCTCCTCCCTCTCGTTGCGTCCGCCCCCGGCACGGAGTCCGAGGCCACGGCCGGCTCCGACGGCTACTACATGACGGCGCAGTACCTCCGTCAGATCGCGGACCAGGCCGGCGAACTCGCCGCGGCCATCCCGGCGGGCACCCCCCTCCCCGACTGGTTCGAGGCGAAGGTCGCGCAGGCCGCCGGCACGGTGCGCGACCTCCACGGGTACATGAAGTACCGGGGGGAATGACCGATGGCTCCCGCCGCACCCACCCCTCCCGACCAGGGTAACTCCCGGCTGTGGGGCATCGCCAAGGACCTGTTGGCCCTTGCGGTCATCCCGTTGCTTGGGTGGGCAATCAACCTTCAGGTGAACAACGCCCTGCAGGACGAACGCATCGGTCAGATGCAGGTTCAGATCGACACCCTGAAGGAGCAGTCCAAGGAACTCGAGGCCGTCAAGAAGGACGTCCAAGAGGCCGCCGTCCACATGGCACGGCTGGAAGGAAAGATTGATATGGCTAACGGGAGGCTCGATGAGATTCGTTCACTCCTTGGACGATAGCGTCCTCGTACCTATCGCCGGTGGTCTGACGGCCATTGTCGCTGCGGCCACTGCCCTGTTCAGCGGCCACGCATTTTTCCGTGAGGACCTACCGTCGGACACGGCGGGTGCCCATTCGCCGACTTCGGTCGAGGTGTCCCTCGTCGAGGCGGCGGTGGTCGAGGACAGTGCGTTCACATCCGACTCATCCCTCTACATCGACACCGGCCACCGTCAGGACTTCGGTTCGCCCGAGGGTGAGTCCCTGTGCGGCCGCGTCCTCAGCAAGGAGGCGGACGTGGACACGATGAACGAACAGCTCGACACACTTCTCCAGGATGTGCGTGCGGCTCGGGGTCACCGACGCAGGTAGGCCGCCGCCGCCGCGAACCCCTTGGCCAGCACCTTCGGGTGCTCCCCCTTCACGGACACCCACCCCTTCGCGACCGCAGCGGCGAGGTACGGCTCGACGAGCAGGGGGGTCGTCGCATTGAGCGAACCGAACCTCACCTGGTGGTCGGCCCACCCCACGAGCAGTTCCCGCGCCCGCTCCTCCACGAAGTCCAGTTCCGACTCGGTCATCTTCTCGGCCATGTGTGCCTCCGACGACACGATACGCGGTGGGGCGCGGTCCCGGACCTATTCGGTACGGTGGACAGGAGGAAGGCGTGACCGACACCCGAGTCATCGGTGACCTGACCGTGTCCGAGGTGCGGGCACTCGAGGATGTGCAGGCCCGCATGGACGCCACCCTGCGCCGCATCGGGGAGCTCGAGGTCGAGCGTCACCGCCTCGTCGCGTCCGTGAGCGCCATCGAGGTCGAGTCCACCCGCGTCCTCGAGACCATCGCGACCCGGCTCAACATCCCCGCAGACACCGGGTGGGCAGTCGACCGCGACGGAACCGTCCGCACGGTGGGTTCGTGAGTACCGCCGGTTGGGACACCCTGCCGGGGTCGTTCCCGTGGCCGCCGAGGAACCTCCAGGTGTTCTCCGCGTTCCGCGTGGGGTACGTCGACCTTCGGTGGGACGACCCCTCGACCATCATGACCGGCGACGCCGTTGCCCTCGTCCAGGCGACGGCGACCGTCGTGGTGTCCGCCATGCCGTCCGTCCTCTCCACCGCGACGGGGACGCTGACGCTGTCGGGGGTCATCTCGCCGGGGGATGTGGTCATCGTCGCGTCCGTGCCGTTCACCGCCGTCGCCGGACCCCGCACGCCGGGTCACGACGACTTCGACTGTTCCCTCCCCACGGCGAACGCCGTCGCCGCCGACCTGGGCAACGCCATCAACGACGCGGCGAACTCCCTCGACGGGTTCGTCGTCGCGTCGGCGTTGGGGAACGTCGTCACGGTCACCGCAGGGACGCCGGGGTTCGAGGGCAACTACATCACCCTCGGGTCTACGACTGGCGGCATCGTCCCGTCGGGCACGGAGCTGACGGGCGGCTCCGACCCCACCACCATCACGGTGGGCGGCGTCCGCACCCTCACCGCCGTGTTTGGCCCCCGCACCCCTGGGGGTCAGGACTTCTCGGCGGACGGCAACACCTTCGACGTGGCCGACTCCCTCGCCGCCGCCATCAACGACCCGTCGAACGGGTGGTCGAGCCTCGCCACGGCGACGTCCCTGTACGGGAAGGTCACCCTGACGGCCGTCCCCGTGGGGGCGGACGGCAACGCCGTGTCCATCGCGACCGACGACCCCGACGTGCTCGTGCTGTCCGACGACCGCCTGTCGGGTGGGTCGGGGAGCACGGCGTGCCAGGGCGTGAACAACACGGCATGGACCATCGTCGGGGTGAACATCTACCGCTCGGACAACGGACAGCGCGGCCCGTACGTCCGAGTGAACCGCGTCCCCATCGGGTCGTTGGCGTACCGCGACCACGTGGACAACACCCTCATCGAGGAGGAGGTCGTCCGGTGGGACGGGGACTGGCTGTCCAGGGGAACCGACCCCAACAACGCCGACTGGATCTTCCGCGCCAAGTTCACCCCCGTCGTCAAGGCCTACGGCCAGGCGGTCGCGGCGAACGCCCCCGCCGACGTCACCCTGAAGATCAACGGGGTCGTCGTGCCCGTGCAGGCGGTGTTCGGCCCGACCGGGGACGTGACCCTCATCAACCAGCCGTCGTGGGACCTTGCCCGCGAGCGGTGGGTTCCGCCCGTGCTGCCGTCCGAGTACTCCGCCGTCACGGTGACCTACCGGTACAACGCGAACCTCATCCCCACCGACCTCGACCGCACGAACCAGGTGTTCTACCGCCTGACGACGGTCGCCATCGACCCGACGGGAACGTCCCCGTCGGGCCTCGTCGAGACTCCGCTCGGGTACTGCCCGCCCGTCGGCCTGGCCGAGGTCGAGACGGTCGACTGGATCTGGCGTGAGGCGAAGCGGCGCAACCTGTGGATCCTCGAGCAGGGCGGGGAGCGGGTCAAGCTGTTCAAGCGCAAGGTGTCGGGCCTCCCGTGTCCCTGCTACATCGACCCTGAGACCCGCGAGTACGGGCAGCAGCCGTCGGCGCGGTGCCCGACGTGCTTCGGCACCGGGTACGTCGGCGGGTACGACGGGCCGACGGACATCATCGTCGCCCCAGACGACGCGGAGCGGCGGGTCACGCAGACCCCGAACGGACGCCGCCTCGAGCACGGGTACGAGGTGTGGACGACGGAGAACCCGTCCGTCACGCAGCGGGACTTCATCGTGAAGCAGACGGGGGAGCGGTACAGCATCGGCGCGGTGCGTCGGCCCTCCGTCCGGGGGCTGCCGCTCCAGCAGCACTTCAACATCCAGTACCTCGACGAGCAGGACATCCGGTACCGCATCCCCGTGACCGGCACGGACGACCTGCCGTGGCCCGAGACCCGGTACACGAACCCCGAGAAGTCGGCCTGCGTCGAGGCCGACCCGTACCCGGTCGGGTTCGACTACCAGGCGTCCCCGATGGGCTCCGAGGTTCCGAAGATCCCCGACGGGCGTGAGATCCGCGGCCGCACCCCGGTGTGGGCGAACACAACGTACGGCGGCAAGGGCGGTGGGTCGTGAGGTTCAAGCCTACCAAACCAGAACAGGTCACTCAGTTCCGCGTCCGTGGTTCGTACATCGGTGCGTGGGCGCGAGACGTCGGGGAAGAGGCCACCCAGGAGATCGTGCGACGGATGGCGGTCATCCTCCAGGAGGAGGTCCAACGCGCCGCACGCGAAGAAGCCACCCCCCGGACGAAGGGCAGCGGACAACCCCTCACCCTGCCGAACACCGAGTCGTTCTTCAACTCGTTCAAGACGCGGGTCCGCGGCAGGAAGACGGTCGAGGTGATCTGCACATACCCGTTCATCAAGGCCCTCACCGAGGGCCGCGATCCGTACCCCATGACGTGGGTGACCCGCGCCGCCGGGGTTCCCGTCGTCCCCGTCGAGCGTGCCGACGGTACGGTGGTCCTGCGCGCTACCCCGGGACCCGGGGACCGGCCCTGGGTCCACCCCGGCTTCCTGAAGCACAAGTTCCTGGAAGTCGCCGCCAAGCGGGCACGGGCACGGATCGCCGACGTTGCCGCCGATGCACTCGGGAACGCCGCCCTCAACCACATCGCGGAACTGGTGAAGAAGTGAAGGAAGCCCGTATCGAGTGCCTGTGCCCCGAGTACCACATCACCGACATGGGCATCCGGTTCCGTCGGGGGGAGTCGGTGTGGGTGTCCGAGGAGGCCGCACGGTCGTCCGAGGAGCTCTTGCTCGCCGTGCGTTCCGGTGCGGTGTCGGTAGTGTACGCCCGGAGGTGTTCCGTGAGTCGTTCCCCCTCTCCACCGAATGTACGCTTGAACCGCGCACAGCGGTCGGGGTTCATCGCGCGCACCCTGTCGTCCGAACCTCAACCCACACCGGAGAGGCCCGACCAGGCTCCCCCGCAGGCAAACGTCGATGCGGGAGCCATCGAGGCGGCCATCGCGCGCGGGGTCACGAAGGCCATCGAGGGACTGATCCTGTCGGGTGCCCTGGTTCCCGGCGGTCGCGGTTCGTCCCCGACCGTGGTCATCGGCACGGCCGCGCCCGTCGTTTCGTCCGATGCCCCGGTCTACATCCCCAGCAACATCGTCCCCACCGGCGACGCGACGACCATCACGGTCGCGCAGACCTCGTCGGGGGGTGCCGACCTCGACGAGGCGGCAGCGGCCCTGAAGGCCACCCGCAAGCGCAAGTCCACTACCTGACCCTCGGAGTCATCGCACATGAGTAAGACCGCTGCCCCCACCCAGTTCCGCGGAGTTTCCGTCGACATCGGGACAATGAACATCGTCTCCGCTCGCCGTAGTGAGAAGGGCGTCGAGACGCGCCGCGTCCGCGACGCCTTCCTGGACCTCGACCCCTCGGCGAAGCGGATGTTGAAGCTGTCGGGCGTGGACTTCTTCGAGCGCGGCGGCGAACTCCTCATCGTCGGCGACAAGGCCCTCGAGATCGCCAACGTGTTCGGCAAGGAGGCCCGCCGCCCCCTGTCGCAGGGCCTCCTCGCCGCCGGCGAGCTCGACGCCCTCGAGGTGCTCGGCCTCCTCATCCGTCAGGTGCTCGGCGAACCCGCCGAGCCGAACGAGGCTTGCTACTACTCGGTTCCCGCCGCCCCCGTGGACGCGCCCGACCGCGACATCATCTACCACCAGGGCGTCCTCGGTCGCATCGTGACGGAGTGCGGGTTCCGCGCCGTCCCGTCGAACGAGGCGATGGCGGTCGTGTTCAACGAGACGGCCAAAGACGGCTTCAGCGGCGTCGGCATCTCGTTCGGGTCCGGCATGTCGAACGTCGCCCTGGCCGTGAACACCATCGAGGGGATGTCGTTCTCCGTCGCCCGCGGCGGCGACTGGATCGACGCGGGTGCGGCGAAGGCCGTGGGTTCGACGCAGGCCCGCATGTGCTCCCTGAAGGAGGGCGGCCTCGACCTCACGGCCCCTGTGGGTCGTGAGCAGGAGGCCCTCGCGGTCTACTACAAGAGCCTGATCGAGTACACCCTCGACAACATCACGGCGCAGTTCGCCCGCGTCCGCGGCCAGTTCGCCGTGCCCCGCCCCATCCCCATCGTCATCGCGGGCGGCACGAGCATGGCCGGCGGGTTCACGGAGTTCTTCCAGCAGGTTCTCGAGACCCGCCGCAAGAAGCTCCCGTTCGAGGTGTCCGAGGTCCGCCACGCGAAGGACCCCCTCGGTGCCATCGCGCAGGGCCTCCTGCTCCAGGCCATCCAGGAGTACGAGTGAGCCTACGCGACACGGTCATGGCCCAGATCGTCCGGATGCAGCCGGGCGACGTCCTGTGGGTGCGCCTCGGCCCCAACACCGACGTCGAGGACGCCGAGAACATCCGCGACGCCGTCCTGGAGGCGATGCCGCGCGAGTGCTCCATCATCCTGACGGAGCACGACATCGTAGACCGACTCGGTGCGGCGTCCATCAACGACCTCATCGAGCTCCGTCGGGTGATCGACCGCGCGATCGAACACAAGGCGGTTCAACCGACCGCACACGAGGCCTGACCCAATGTACTTCCGCATGACGGAACAGGTGAAGCGGCGGATGATCCAGACCCTTCGGGACTTCTGGTCGGTGCAGCCGCAGTACCCCGACCTGGTCGACCACATCCAGGGCAAGTACTCGTTCCGTGAGCGGCCACAGTACGCCATCATCCTGAAGACGTCGTCGGCGAACCAGGTGGCTCTGTCCGCCGACAACTACGTCGGCACCGTCCAGTCCCACGTCATGCTCGCGCGGGTCGGGGACTCCCCCGGTTTGTCCATCGAGTGGGTGCGGGAGGACGAGCTCGCCATCCGGCGCAACGGGGGGTCGTTCCCGACCTCCCCCGGCATCTACTACATCGAGGTCGAGAAGACCCCGTCGCCCATCCCCCCGTACAACAAGGAAGACACCTTCCAGTTCTACGTCGATCCCCTCATCGACGTGAACGACGAGACGCTCGTGAAGGTGAACGACCTGACGTACCAGACGCAGAACCCCGTCCTCGCGGGGTCGATGCGCCTGTACGAGATGCCGGGCGCGATCCAACTCCTCGAGGGGACCAACTACACCCTCGACCCGGCCAACGGCACCGTGACACTGACGGAGCCGCTGCCGCGCAACGGCTCCCTGTCCGCGGACTATCGGTACGTCGCCCCGACGACCGGCCCGCACCCCATCGTGCAGATGCAGGCGAACCACACGGCCATCCCCGGCACCGTCCTCGCGTTCGGTCGCCGGGTCCAGGCGGGCGACAAGATGGCGGTCGTGGTCACCGCGCGTCGCGGCCCGACGGCCCTCGAGTACGGCGGTCGGTGGGACCTCAGCCTCGACTTCGACGTGGTCGCCCGCGACGTGTACGCCCAACAGGAGATCGTCGACTTGACGGTCATGTACCTGTGGGGCATCGCCCGCAGCCGCCTCTCGACGGAGGGCATCGAGATCTCCACTGTCGGCATGGGCGGCGAGTCGGAGGAGGCGTACGACGAGAACGCCGACGACTACTACTACAACGCCTCCATCAGCGTGCAGCTCCAGGCGGACTGGTCCATCCACGTCCCCCTCGCCGCGACCATCCGCCGTGCCCTCCCGCAGACGGACGCTCAGATCAAGACGACGGCAGCCTTGTCCGACGAGGAACTCGCCGCGCTCGGAAACGCGGCGACGTCCATCCGCGTCCTCGCGGACCTCGGGCTACGCGCCGTTGAGGACCCGTTCTTCGTCGGCCCCGGCGGCACCTACGAGGGCATCTCCTAACGGACCCATCATGGCGTCCGTCAGGGTCGTCAGGTCCTTCCCCGCGGCGATGTCGTCGGACAACTGCTTGCCCTTCGACAGGTGACTCGGGTCGTTCAGGGCGGCCTCCCACTGCCGCTTCGACAGGGGGGTGCTGAACTGCCGCTGCGCCGGCGGGGTGGACAGCCACTTCAGGATCTGGTCGCGGAGCGACATCCAGAAGTTCGACCGACCCGTGTACTCGACCATGCGGGCGGTGGCCCACAGCCGCACGGGCGGCATCCCGCTCGTGGCGAGGGCACGCCAGTAGTCGGCGGGGTGTCCGACCTGCAGACCTGCCGCGCACAGGACGCGGTACGCGAACTGGTGCGGCTCCCACTCCGCGTAGGTGATGCCGTCGGGGACGGCGTAGACGCCGATGTGGTGCCCCAGGACCTCGATGACCTCACCGGCGGGGGTCAGGACGGCGGCCTTGCCGACCGTCATGTTCGCCACGCAGGGCGCGCAGGCGATGACCTGACCGATGGGGTCACGGTTTGGGTCGAAGGCTACGACGAGCATGTGACTCTCCTACGGGACGGGTACACCGATGGCGGGGTCAGTCGGACCCCGAAGATGCGGTGCAGATGCCTTCCGCGATGAGTTCTGCGGCGCGGCGACCGAACCACCCCTGCAGGGTCCAGGCCAGACCCGTGTCGATGAGGTGCTGCCACGCGGCGATCACCTCGGCCTCGTCCTCGGCCCCGAGCCAGCCCTCGGCGATTCCGACGGCCCTCATCGTGTCCATTCCTCCAGACATGCGGGTCTCCTTGTTCGTCCGAGGTACCCCGTCGGACGTTGGGTCGGACCTCGCGGTAGGGTCGCGTGCGGAGGATCCCAACCGCAAAGGTGTTCTTGACCTCAGCATTTCGATGAACACCCTATGCCCCGCGATAGGTCGATGCCGACTAAATCCATCGCCACATGTGGTGTGTATGAGATTCGCTGCGCGGTAAGCGGGCGGGTGTATGTGGGTTCGTCTGAGGATGTCCACCGACGACTTACGAACCACCGCATACAGCTTCGTTCTGGCAAGCACCCGAATCGGCACCTTCAACGTGCGTGGCTGAAGTATGGGGAAGCGGCTTTCTCGCTCGACCTGGTCGAAGTTTGTGTCCTCACGGAACAATATGCGCGGGAACAGGCTCGAATTGATTCTTACGACCAGGGTTCTTTATACAACATCGCCCTTGTGGCTGGTCGGGGTGCGGGTCGTTATGGGATGTTGGGCAAGAAACAGACACAAGAGGCTCGGACGCTCATAAGTGCGGCGAACAAGGGTCGACCGTCGTGGAACAAAGGTGGCGAGAACACCTGGACGGACAAGATTGTCGAGTCGAGACTGAGGAAGTACGACCATGAGATTATGGCTGAACACCTGAACGGACAGGTACTGCGCTTCAGTCATCCCGCAGCCGCAGCCAGGGGTCTCGGCATAAGCCGGGAAAGCGTGCGGAACGTCTTGCTGGGGCACACTCACCGGGTAAGGTCTGGTTGGACCTTTCGTCGTGTCGATAAGGTGGAGTGAACTTTGCCCATCTACGTTTTCCAGTGCCACGGATGCGGGCTTCGGTTCGACAAGTTGTTCCCCAGAGCATCCTCCGCAGAGGAACTTCCCGCGACGTCCTGCACGGATTGTGGCGAACAAGCCACCCGGCAGGTCACGGCGGCGGCGTTCACCTTCAACCACCCCGCGAGTCAGACGCGGGGGATGGCCCCGCCGAGCACGGGGACGTCGGACGACTGGAACTACGACAAGACCATCGGACGTGACGCGGCCAAGCGGTGGGAGCACATCGGTCAGCGGATGGACCGCAAGCGCCAGGTCATCGCGGAGAACCCCGGGTCCAGCGGGTACGACCTCTCCCGCAACCCCGACGGATCGTACCGCGTGATGCAACCCGCCGAGCGCGCCGCGTCCGAGGCGGGGCGTGCAATCGGGGCCGAGGTGCAGAAGGTCATCCAGGCGGAGAAGAAGGACGGGGGATGACGACCGAGGCTCGGTAGCCCGTGCATAAGGTCGGCGGGATGAAGCGGACCCCCACACTGGGTCGGCGACCCATACCATCTCCCCAAGAGGTTCCCGATGGCCTTCCCTGGTTCGATCTACGCTCCGCCGGGCGTCTACACGCGCACCCTGTTCGAGAGCCCCGTCCAGGGCGTCCTGGCTGGACTCCGCATCCCGGTCCTCATCGGCACCGGTTCCGAGATCCTCGTCCAGAGCGACCTCGAGGTCGTGCGCGGTTCCTCCTCGACGGTCGACCAGCGGATCGTGCTCGAGGACCTGGCGAACCGCGCGGTCGTCTCGGTCAGCCAGTCCGGTGCGGTGACCCTCGGCGCGTTCGACGGCGAGCGTCGCCGCGTCCAGGTCCGGCACTACCCCATCGTCAACGGCAACGGCACGGGGACAACGGCTACGAAGGCGTCGAGCGTGTCGGTCACGGTGAATGGGGAGCCCGTGGTCGTCACCTACCTCGACGGTGCCAACGGCATCGTCGAGCTCGCCTACGGCCCCGACGCCGGCGACAACGTCCGCATCACCTACTTCTTCAAGCGCACGGACACGCTCGTCACCGACGACCTGTCCTCCCAGGTCACCGTCGAGTCCGCGACCGTCTACGGCCTCGGCAGCGAGACCTTCGAGATCTCGACGGGCGACAACGACACGCTGTCCCTCACGGTGGACGGTGCCTCGGTGACGATCACCCTGCCCGACTCCGGTGCGACGCCGTGGTCGGCGGGCCAGATCGCGGCGTTCGTGAACGCGCAGGCCAGCACCACGAGCCTCGTGGCGTCGACCTTCGTCAACAACTACGGTGGCACGAGCGTCAAGCTCGTCGCCGACCGTGGCATCGTCGTCGGCAACGGCAACGCGAACGCGACCCTCGGGTTCGTCGCGGGCACCGACACGGCGCGCACCCGTACCTTCTACACGTTCAACGGCCCCATCGTGGACGGGTCCAACGGCGGCGTCACGACGACCGACCCGGCGGACGTGACCGTGAAGGTCGACGGCGTGCAGGTCATCCCCGTGTCCGTCGACGGCTCGAGCCGCGCGGTCACCCTCGGGTTCGCCCCCGCGCCGGGTTCCACGGTCACGGTTCAGTACTACTTCAACACCTGGCAGGACACGTTCGACTACCTCGCGCACGTCGACGTGCTGGACATCACCCAGTGCGGCATCGCCCCGGGTCGGTTCGACTACACCGACGGGGTCGACTTCTCCCTGCAGGACGACAAGATCGTGTGGGGCACGGCGGTCATCGTCGAGTCCGGCACGCACACCACCGGTTCCGAGTTCTTCAACTCGTCCCAGGTGACGGCGACGCTGGTCGACACCCGCACCTACCTCGAGCCGTGCTCCGCTTCCGTGGACACGACGGCGAACCCGGCGGTCGAGTCCCGCACGAAGTTCGTCCTCCCGCTCACCCCGACGACGGGCAACGGCCGCGGCAGCCCGCTCGGCTCCTCCCTGTTCCAGACGGTCAGCAACGGGCGCATCGACCTCCCGACCGACCGCCCCGACCTCGTGTTCGCTTACTGGGGCTACGGCCCGCAGGACGCGCTCGACCGCGGTCGCGTCACCGTCCTCAAGGTGGACAGCGCGACGAACACCGTCACGCTGAAGGACCCCGTCCCCGCCGGCGCGACGGTCTACGCGACCTTCTACTACAACACCATCCAGGACCAGGTCTACTCGCTCGTCGTCACCACGGCGGGGCAGTCGGGCACCGGTGCGTACACCGTCCAGAACGAGAACGGGTCGTACCTCTACACCCCGACCTTCGGGCTGAAGTCCTCGGGCCTCGCCACGGTCACGGTCAACTTCCCCTCCGGCTCGGAGCGCAAGCCCGACGCGCGGTTCGAGACGCCGTTCGTCACGTCGTCCTACTCGGCCCCCGTCGAGGAGGACGTGTCGGTCACCTTCGCGGCGACCGACTCCACCCCCGCCGTCTACACGTTCCCGTTCGCGGGCGACTACTTGACGGTCAACGCCGCGTCCGACAAGCTCCGCCTCCTGGTGGACGGTGCGGCCCTCGCCAACGGTGCGGCGGGCATCGACCTGACGACCCCGTGCCCCGACGCCGCGGCCCCGAACCTCGGGTTCACGGCGGCGATGGTCGGGTCCGAGGTCGAGTACCTCCCCTCGTCGGGCGGGACGACCTACGACATCGACGCCACGAACGACACCCTGAACTTCACGGTGGACGGCGTGGTCATCGCTGCGACGGCGGCGTCGGGTTCGGGTTCGACCCTCAACGACTACGTCACGGCCATCAACCTGGCGGCCTCGTCCTTCGCGGCGAAGCTCACGTCGGCGGGTCGGTTCCTCGGCGCGTTCATCGTCAACGTGGGTGAGTACGACCGCCTGTCGTTCCACTACACGGGCGACATCTCGGGTGCCTCGGGCACGCTCACGGCGACGCTGACCCCGGGTACCTACTCCAACGCTGCCGCCCTCGCCGCCGAGATCGACAGCCAGGTGGCGGGTCAGATCGGCACCCTCGGCGGCGGGTTCGCGGGCCTCACGGTCGCCGTGACCGCCGACTCGAGCGGCCGCATGGTGTTCTCGCTCACGAAGGCCGTCGGCGACAACGCCGGTTACCTCGAGTTCGTCACGGGCGGCACCCCCGCCCGTGACCTCGCCATCGTGGCGGGCATCGACACGGGTGCCGTGGGCGCGTCCCAGACGAAGGTCCTGGACGGCCCCATCGCCCGTCGGTACACCATCGCGGGTGACAACACGGGTGCCCTGTCCCACGACCGCATCATCCTCCGCAACCGCGTCGTCCCCGGCTTCGGCACGCTGCACCCGCTGTCCCTCGGCACGGGCCTCGGCATCACGTTCCTGGGCGGCAACGGGTCGGAGAACGTCGGCCTCACCCCGAACACCACCGTCCCCGCCGCGCAGCGCGCGTCGGTCCTCCCCGCGTCCATCGCCGGGTACGTCGGGTGGTCGAGCGGTCAGTACTCCGCCGGTGTGGTGGCGAACGCCGACGGCCAGCCGGTCGTCACCTTCTACGCGGCGGGCGGCACCAACGACCAGAACAACGTGTTCAAGTTCACGGTCGACGGCGTCCCCGTCACCGTGGTCTTCACGGACGACACGGGCACGACCATCCCGTCGGGTGGCTCCGCCGACGTCCCGGTCGGCCCCGGCGGCAGCGCGAACTCCGTCATCGGGCAGATCCGCGCGGCCATGACGGCCGCCGGTCTCGGCTCCGTGTCGAGCCGCTGCATCCAGGAGGGTGCGGCGTTCCGCATCGTCAGCCTCCTCGACACGGCGTCCTCGGCGGTGTCCATCGGCGACGGCAGCGCGAACGACGTCCTCGGGTTCTCGGCGGGCGACGTCGCGTCGCGCGTCCTCCCGTCGGCGCAGAACCTCGCGTCCGCCCTCATGGGCCACGCGGCGTCCACCGTCGCCACGTCCATCCTGTCGTGGGACAGCCCCTCGGCGACCTACTTCGCGGCGGAGGCCCTCGCCTTCGTCACGACGGACGCCGGCGGCGCGAAGTACCTCACCGTCCAGTCGCAGGCCAACTCCGGCCTCGGCACCTCGTCGTCCGTCGCCCTCCGCAACGCATCGTCCAACGACGCACTGCGCCAGGGCACGGGCCTCGGTGCCGTGTCGGGTGACGGTGCCGTGGGCGAGGCGGGCGTGTCCGGGTTCTACGTCACCTCGACCGACCCGAACGGCTCCGGCTCCGCGAACACCTCGGTGTTCAACGGCGGCGTGGGCCAGGACGGCGTGGTCGGGCAGACGTACCGCGACCTCGTCACGGGCCTCACGTTCACCGTGCTCCCCCGCACGGGCGGCAGCCTGTACCCGGCGACGGAGTACTTCACCTTCAGGGTGCGGAAGGCCGCCGTCACCGACTCCAACCTCCCGACCAACGCCATCCCCGGCGTCGAACTGCTGGTGACCAACACCATCAACGTGACGGTCGGCGACTCGGCGACGGTGGACACGATGGCGCGCTCCGGCGAGGAGCCCGCGGTCGGCGACCTGTACTACGTCTCGTACCAGTACCGGAAGCAGGACTACCAGACGCAGTTGTTCACGAAGTTCTCGGCCATCGAGGCGACCTACGGCGCGCTCTCGACCGACAACCCCGTGACCCTCGCGTCGTACCTCGCCATCCTCAACGGCGCGGTCCTGGTCGGCATCAAGCAGGTCCAGAAGGACGAGGACAACGGCACCAAGGCGTCCACCGCCGCGTTCCGCAACGCCATCGACGACCTCGAGGGCGCGCTGCCCGGCGGCACGCTGCCGGACATCATGATCCCGCTCAAGGGTGACAGCCTCGACCTGTTCCAGTACCTCTCCCGCCACTGCGACATCCAGTCGGACATCCGCCACCGCGCCGAGCGTACCGCCCTGTGCGGCTTCGGGTCGGGCACCAGCCTCACCACGGCGGGCAACTGGGCCTCGGCCATCGGCCGCACCCGGTTCCGCCTCGTGTACCCCGACGTGATGATCGTCCCCATCCCGCAGCCCGGCGGTGCCCCCGACGAGCAGACGGTGGTGGACGGGACGTACATGGCGGCCATGCTCGCCGGCTCGGTCGTGTCCACGAACACGGACGTCGCAACCCCGTGGACCGGGAAGCGTCTCGTCGGTGCCACCCGCCTCGCGCGCACCCTGGACGCCGTCGAGCAGAACCAGGTCGCCGTCAAGGGCGTCACCGTCCTCGAGGACCGCAACCCCGTCCTCCGCGTCCGCCAGGGCCTCACGACGGACATGTCCACCATCCTGACCAAGCTCCCGACGATCATCCAGATCGTCGACGAGACCCAGCGTCAGTCCCGCACCACCCTCGAGCGGTACATCGGTACGAAGTTCCTCCCCGGCATCCTCTCGCAGATCGAGGGTCAGCTCACCGCAACCCTCCGTGGCCTCGTCGACGCGCAGATCCTCGCCGCCTACACCGGCGTCTCGGCCAACGTGTCGTCCGACGATCCCACGACTGCGGAGGTGGAGGCTTACATCCAGCCCGTGTTCCCCCTCCTCTACATTGTGGTCACGTTCAACCTCCGTTCCAGTTTGGCGGCCCGGTAAAACGTAGGTTCTACCGACACTTTCCTAAACACGAAGTGTCGGTAGAACCCCGTCGGGGCAACGAACATCGGTTCGTTTGACATCGACCACATTCGGAACTAAACTACCGGGAACACGGTAGGAGTTCCGAATGGGTCGACCCGCATCGAAGGCAACGGACGCGGACCTGGTGACGGCGTGGGAGTCGGGCGAGCCGTTCAAGGCGGCAGCGTCGCGGTTGGGGATGTCCCCGAACACGCTGCGTGACCGGTGGAAGGGGATGTACGGCGAGGATGCGTTTGCGGAACGCGGTCGGCGGCTACAGGCTGCCGCCGCGTCTGCGGTGGCGCGGTCGTTGGCCCCGAACCGGACGTACCGCGACGTGGACGTGCCGTGTTCCGCGTGTGGGGTCGTCGTCCCGGTGAAGGCGAACCGTGTGGCCCACATGGACCGTGCGGCGTTCGTGTGCGACGGGTGTCGCGGCGACCGTGACTGTCCCGTGTGCAGCCTGCGTGTGGATGGGGAACGCGGGATGTCGACGCACCTACGACATCGCCGTGAGGCGGGGGACGTGGCGCACATCGCGTACGAGCGCGAGCTGGAGGACTCCGCGTTCGAGGGCCAGGTGGAGGGGTTGGACTACGTCGTGTGCCGTGAGTGCGGCCTGCGGTCGTCGAACCTGTCTGGGCACGTCAGGGTGCATGGTCTGACGGTGGATGAGTACCGTGCCCGTCACGGTGCCGACCTGGTGCTGCGCTCGTCGGCGGAGCGGGAGTCCATTCGGGTGGCTGCGCGTCGGGCTCACGCGGACGGCCGGCACGCGGGGACGAAGGTGGTGTTGTGCCCCGAGTGCGACGCCGCGTGGGACGCCCCGAAGTCGTTGGCCGTCACGGTCCACGACCTGCGGTGTGCGGTGTGCCGTGCATTGGGGGACATCGCGGAGGATGCCGCCCGGTGGGAGGGGATGTCGGAGCCGTCGGACTACGTGACATGTAGGGCGTGCGGGGTCTACCGTGCGGAGAACCTGACGTCGCACATCCAGAACGCGCACCCCCACCTGGTCGGCGGGTACACGTCCCGGTTCCCTGGGGCATTGGTCATGGCGCAGGGCGCGTCCCAGCGGGTGGCATCGAACAAGTTGGACATCACCCGCGACGACCTGGTTCCGTTCATGGACACCCAGGGGAGGGTGGAGGTCGCGAAGGCGGCGCACGGGATGTCGTGTTCGTGGTTGACCGTCCTGCGTGCGTGCCGCCGCCTGAACCTCCCGACACGCAACCGACTGGCGTTCCAGAAGCGGGTGCTCGACGCGGTGTCGGAGGTGCTCGGGGGTGCAGGCTACGCGTGGGAGTGGTCGCACGACGAGGTTCGGAACCCTCGCACGGGGTACCGGCTCTACTACGACGGGATGTTCCCGTCGCACGGCCTCATCGTGGAGGCACACGGGGAGCAGCACTACCGGTACACGCCGGGGTGGCACCGCACGGAGTCGGAGTTCGACGAGCGGGTGGCGTTGGACGCGCACAAGGTCGAGGCGGCGGAGCGGTTGGGGTACCGGGTGTTGGTCATCAGGTACGACGAACCCTTCACGGACGCGTCGTACCTGGCGGGTCGGCTGTACGGGCTACGGCAGGCTATTCCAGGTTGATGTCGATGATGGTGAACGGGCTGTCGTCGTAGGTAGTACGTCCGTGTTCGACGGACTGTGCGGACACGCCGTCTGCCAGGGTCACGACGGCACCGTTGTAGATGCGTGCGGCCTCGCAGAACGAGATGTCGAGGTTGTCGGCGATCTCGCGGATGGCCTCGATCCGTTCCTGTCGCGTGTGCGGGTGGTTCACGGTTCCCTCCTGACGACCCATTCCTTATCGTAGCCGTTGGGCCACTTGCGGGACTTGCGGTGGATGCGGGCGACGACGTGGACAACGTCGGCGGGGCACCGGTGCGCGATGCGGAACGCGGCCTTCGCGGTCAGGGCGTGCGCGTGGCTGCTCCGCGCCAGGTGACTCACGGACTCGTCGTCCATGCGGTGCCACCGTCGCAGGGACGGCACCCACCACCACCCATCCCACGCGTATGCATCGAACGGTGCGGCCGTGACGTACCAGTTGACGTGCCGTTTCGGCCGCCCCATCACTCGGCCACGGGGGCGAGGTCGGGGTGGGCGGCGTAGACCGCCGCCTGACGCTCGAGGAGTTCCTCGCGCCACTCGTCCCCGCCCCCGCAGCACCACCAGCACCCACCACCGTTGCGGTCGGCCTCCATATACAGGTTCTCGAAGGCTGCCTCGACCGCCGCGAGTTCCGCCACCGCCTCTGCCTTCGTCATCCAGACCTCCGTCGGGTTCACCTGTGGTACACCGGTCGGTGCAAGGTTGGACCTACCGGGGGGTCGGTGTTCGTCCTATCCGACGCGGACAGGCGACTGGCCTGTGGTGTCCCCCAGGCACCTACACCATCCACTCGAGGGTCGTCCCATGTCCTACGGAATCTACGTCAAGGTCGTCAGCACGGGCACGCACTCCTCGCCCCTGCTACTGAGCGACATCTACCCGACGACGGACGGCCACACGGCGTACCGCCGTGCCGGCCCCGTGTACGTCCCGGTGGGCGGCGAGATCGTCCTCACCTACACGGGCGAGGTCGCCGCGTCGCACGAGTCGGGCACCATCCGCGGGTTCGTGGACCAGGGGTACATCACGACCCTGGTGTTCGGCGGCACCGAGGTGGTTCCGTTCGTCCCGACGGGTTCCATCCAGATGTACGCGGCGGCCTCCTCGCCGCTCGGGTACCTCCTGTGCGACGGCGGTGCGGTCAGCCGCGCCACCTACGCTGACCTGTTCGCGGTCATCGGCACGACCTACGGCGTCGGCGACGGCGCGACGACGTTCAACGTCCCCGACCTCCGTGGCCGTACCCCTGTCGGCGCGGGAGCTGGCGTGGGCCTCACCCCGCACGCCCTGGCGGCGACGGGCGGTGCCGAGACGGTCACGCTCGACACCACGATGATGCCGAGTCACACGCACACGAGCAACGCCCCCGGCGGCCAGGGCAACCTCGGCCTCGTCCTCGCGGACGGCACCAACACGGCGACGGCGGTCGACCCCAGCGCGGGCGAGCTCAAGGTGTGGGATCTCCCGCACGCCCTCACGATCAACGACACGGGCGGCGGTCTCCCGCACGCGAACATGCAGCCGTGGCTCGCCCTGAACTTCATCATCAAGACCTGACCCCGGTACCCGCCCTATCCGAAGGGCCATCACGGCGTCGGACGTAGGCATCCCGCCCGTCCGGCGTCCGTTCCCCACAAGGAGTATCCCATGCGCTTCGTCGCAATCGCCGCCCTCCTGGCGGCCTGCAGCCCCTCCGTCGACCCCAAGGTCGAGGAGGCCGTCGTCGCCCTCGAGAAGTTCGCCGCCGAGGCCAAGGCCGGCGACTGCGCCGCCCTCAAGGCGGCGTCCGACGCCGCCCACGCCGCCGAGGCCCTCAAGGCCCTCGAGGCGGGCAGCCCCGTCGAGGCCCGCGTGAAGGCGGCCGACGAGAAGGTGAAGCCGCTGTTCGAGGCGTGCGCCGCCGAGGAGGCCAAGAAGGCCGAGGAGGCCAAGGCCGCTGAGGAGGCCGCCAAGGCCGCCGAGGCTGCCGCCGCCCCCGCCGCCGAGGCTGCCCCCGCGCCCGCCGCGGAGCCCGAGAAGAAGTGACCGTCTGACGGTCACACCTGGACGGGGTCGGTGCCGCGAGGTGCCGGCCCCGTTTCAGTTGATGCCGACCATCCCCGACAGGTTGGTGAACCGACCCTCGATGGTTTCTTCGATGCGGGGCTCCCCCAGCGTCCCGTCGGGCCGGATCTCCACCATCCCGAGGAGTTGCAGGTCTGGGCCGTCGATGGTGATCAGGATGGTCTCCACACGGTCGGGATCCTCTGACGGGGCGGGTCCTTCGACGGTGTCGCGCGTCGCCACCCACGCCTCACCCGTGGACACGACGTACCGTGCCCCGACCGTCTCGGACAGGCTGCGGACGGCGTAGGCCATTCCGCCCGCGTCGACGCCGGGCAGGGCCGGGACCTGGACGAGTCGGTCGTCGGGCATGACGAGGATGAACGACATCGGGATCTCCCCGTGCTGGAGCCGGAAGTCCATCGACGCACGGATGATGTTGTCGAACAGGGTGCGGGCGGCGGTGCGGTCCATGTGCGTGTTCTCCTGACTGGGGGTGGTACACCGTCGCGGACGAAGTCGGACCGGGTGGTTCGTTTATCTCGAGGGTCGTAGGTCCGGACAACCCCGGACCCACAAGGAGAACATGCCTGTCCCCGCAACGACCGACACCGTCGCCCCCGTCGTCACGCCCCCCGCTCCCGTGCCCGCAGCGACCCCCGTCGTCGTTACCCCGGCACCCGTTCCAGTTCCGGTTCGCGTCCTCCCCCCCGCACCCCTTCCCGTCGCCCCCGTTCCTGTCGCGGCACCCGCCCCCGTCGTGGATGCACCCGTCGTGGATGCACCCGACAAGCACACCGACGACATCCTGGCAGCGGATACCCACCCCGACTCCCTGGGTTCGGACATCCCCGTCGGCCCCGAGCCGACCGTCATCGTCACGGAACACCAGGATGCGGGGCACGGCGTGGACGCGGTCCTGGCCGTGCTGCTCCTGGTCCTGTGGCGCACCGTGACCCGTCGCATCGGCCGCCACGAGGGCAAGGTGGAGTCCCTGCTGACGTCCGCGGACAAGTCGAAGCTGGACGGGGAGGCCCTCGCCAAGGCACTGAAGGACGCGAACACCGCCCTCGATGAGGTACGCGTCCTCCGCGAGGCCGTGGCGGTGCTGTCGGTCAAGCCCGCCGCGCCCGTGCCGAAGCCGAAGCCGCGCGCCCCCAAGAAGAAGGACTGAAACGCACGTCGCCCCCCGTGCAATCGACACGGGGGGCGACCCACCCCAAGAGACTACTCGGCGTCGTTGTGGGGCTCGGCGAACCGACCGTGGGCGGGGACGGTGACGAACCGCGCCCGCTCCGTCCCGACGAGGACGGCGGCGGCGAGGACGTTCCCGTACACCGCGCCGAGGTCCAGGCCCGTGGCGTGGGGGAACTCGACGGGCTCCGAGCGGTCGTGGAACGGCTGGTGCCCGAAGTAGGCGTGCCCGAAGCGACCGTCGTAGACGTCGGCCCAGTAGCGGTCGGCGTCCGTCTCCGCGCCCATGACGACCATCTTCCCCTCGGGGTTGACGTACCGCACGCGGTAGACCAGTTCGAGGGACTTCCGCTCGCGCCCCGACAGGCCCTCCGTGCTGGAGGGCAGCGCCGCGTGGGTCGGGAGGATGCCCGCGTGGATGACCACCGCGCCGTGTTCGGGGAGGTGGGCGACCGGGACCGCCGTCTCGAGGAAGGCGATGTCGGCGTCCGTCAGTCCGTCGGCGGCGGCGTGCAGTTCCTCGAGCCGCGCCATGGGGTTCGGGCGACCCGTGCGGGCGGCCTCCGCCTCGTTGCGGCGGAACCGCTCGTGGCGTTCCTCGTGGTTGCCTCGCACGAGGGTGACGCGGATGCCCGCCTCGCGGAGTTCGCGCAGGACGCGCACCGCGCCCGCGCAGTCCGGACCCTTGTCCATGAGGTCGCCGACGCTGACGACGTGGTCGTCGCGGGCGACGTCGGCGCGGGCGAGGAGGTCCTCGAGTTCCTGGCGCATCCCGTGGACGTCGCCGATGATGATGGTGCGGGCCATGTGGTCTCCGGGGGGTTCGTCCCTGATACACCGTCGCGGACGAAGTCGGACCTACGGTGGCGTTCCTATCAACGCGGTTGGTCCGACAGCGTCGTGCCACGGTGTACTCGTTGTCCCCCACGGAGTCCCCGCGATGCCCACGACCCTCCCCTCATCCGCCGACGCCTGGCAGATCTTCTCCCCCGAGACCCCGGCGGAGCGCGTGGCCATCCGGTCCGTCGTGAAGGCGTTGAACGACGGTGTCCGCGCCGCCGCCGCCGACCCCGCCCTCCGCGCCGCCATCAAGGCCGCGAAGAAGGCGGGTAAGGACTCCTGGGGCGACATTGACCGTCACCGCATGGAAAAGTCCCCTGAGTGGTCGGTGCTGCGGCGGGCATACTTCACCGCCTTCCGCACGCACATCTCGCCCGTCCTCAACAAGTACGCGGCGTACGGGGCGGCGGATTCCGAGCCCACCTACGTCGCGTCGCACACCCTGAACGGGATGGTGCTCGATGCCCTCGGCGTCACGGACGACTTCGGCCGCCGGTGGCTTCGGTTCGACTGATGAAGCCCATCTACGCTGGGGTGATGCTCGACGACCCGAAGGTACTCCTTCGGTGGTGGGAATCGCACGTCGGGGGACTGCTGCCGAAGCGCGTCTCGCACCACATGACCATCCAGTTCGGCCCGTCGGTCGACGACGTGGCCGAGTTGCCCCTCGGCGAGCCCGTGACCCTCGAGGTCGTCGGGTACGCGGGTGACGTCGAGATCCAGGCGGTCGTCGTCCGCCCGCACGGCGTCAGCTCGAAGAACCGCATCCCGCACGTCACCGTGGCCACGGACGGCGTCACGCCAGCCGTGAAGGCGAACGAACTGTTGGCGCGTGGGCCAGTGACCCCCGTCAACGGCCCGATCCTGACCGGACGGGTCGGGTTCTTCGCCGCCGGTCGGGAGTGGTACGAGTTGGTCGACCTGGGTCGCACGGCGTCCGTCCGCGTCGCGTTGAAGAACGCCGACCCCGTGCCGGCCGCCCCCGTCTACTACGCGGGGGTCATGGGTCCGAACGTGACGTACACGGCGGGCAACCCGAACGAACTGACCCGTGGCAAAGGGTGGGGCACCCAGGTCGTCAAGGTGGACACCACACGCGGCACGGTCGACTTCGACATGTCGTGGAACGGGGTCATGAGTCGGCGACAGGGGTTGCCCAAGAACCACCGTAGTCCGCAGCAGACCTACGTCATCCCGTCCGGCGACACGGCGTTCCGTGGGATGTCGAACACGCAGACGGTCAAACTCCTGGGCCACCTGATGAAGGCGGACCCCCGTGTCACCCCCGACTTCCGCATCGTGAACTCGGAGCGGTACCACGGCCGCACCGTGGGGGATGTGGCGGGCGACCCGCGCGACGTGGACGTCGCCATGACGGGGCGCGGGCGGGCCGGTATGCCGACCCCGTTGGTCGTGTTCCACGGCACCTCGACGATGCGGGCGAAGACCATCCTCAAGGAGGGGTTCGTGCCCGGTCAGCAGCGGTTCGAGTACGCCGACCAGGTGCCGGGGTACACCAACCGCAACGTGTACCTCACGGTGAACCCCGAGGACGCGGAGAACTACGCGACCCGCCAGGCCATCTTCGACAAGTCGAACGCGGCGGTCCTGCGGGTGACCATCCCGCCCGACGAACTCGGGAACGTCGTGTTCGACGAGGACATGGCGACGGGGTGGGTTCCCCTGAAACGGGAGTACGTGCTGACGGTCGCCGACCCAAAACAGTTCAACGGTCTACGCACGGGGGAGACCTACGTCCTGAAGGGGGAGATCCACGCGGGCACCCTGTTCCGCCGGATGATGTCGGGGGCGTACGCGGACACCGAGGACTTCCGTGCCCTTGTCGCCGACGTCCACGACCCGAAGAAGTACCTGAAGGACAGCCTGCGGTCGGGCCTGGTGACCTACGCGGGCAACATCCCCGCGTCGTGGGTCGAGATGTACCGGTCGTACCCCAGGGTGAAGTACCCCACCGAGGACCGACTGAAGTTCGACGAGTACCAGCGCATCCGCCAAGAGACCCAGGAACGCATGGTTAGGCACGTCGCCTCGAGGAGCCTACGATGAAGGTCATCGACAACGCCGGCTACAAGGACCTGTCCGGCATCCGACGCATCCCCATCGCCCGCGTCGTCGGGAAGGGTGGCGTCGAGTCGGTCGTGGTCGGCAACGACGCCATCGACCGCGCGGGTGCCCGCATCAAGGGCAAGCCCTACATGGACGATGCGACCATGGACCGGCTGTTCGACGGTTCCCCGCTGGTCGTCGAGGAGAAGGTGGACGGCCACCCGGTCATCATCCTCCACGGGGGCTACACGTTCTTCTGCGAGCAGCTCACGATCCAGCACTCGGTGTCCTACGAGAACGTGCCGTACTCGTTCGAGGGCTGGCCCGACATGACCGTGGTGTACGACGTGCTCGACGGGGAGTTCGAGCCCCCGTACCGCGTCGGGACGGGGGCGCGGATGCCCTGGCTCGACCGATCCGAGAAGGAGACGGTGTGCGAGATGGTCGGGGCACCCGTCGTCCCCCTCGTGTGGCAGGGCAAGGTGTCCCCCACGAACCTCCCCGCGCTCGCCGACCGCATCTCGTCGTTCAGCGGGGCGTCGAAGGCCGAGGGCATCGTGCTGAAGAACTACCGCACGGGCGTGTTCGGGAAGTTCATCAACCTCGAGTTCCAGCAGCGCATCACGGACGAGGCACTGCAGGGCGGCATCCACCCGATGCAGCGGGCGGTGAAGAACATCCGTCGGTACGCCTCGGCGGCACGGGTGGCACAGCGTTTCATGGAGGGTCGCCGATGAAGGACAAGCACCTCGACATCCGCATTCGTCAGTGCCTCATCCTCGCCGAGGCGTCGGGTTGCCCGCGCCGCAGGTTCGGCGCGGTACTTGTCGACCCCGAGCGCAACGTCGTCCTCGCCGACGGGTACAACGGCGGCCCGCGCGGACAGGAAGGTTCCCTGTGCCGCGGGACGTGGTGCGAGCGTGACGGGGTCAAGTCGGGCACGATGATGGAACTCGGGTGCCACCACGCCGAGTCGAACGTCATCGCGAACGCGGCGGCGAACGGGGTGCCCACGCACGGGTCGTGGATGATCGTCACGGGGGAACCGTGCCCGATGTGCGCGAAGCTGATGCACCACGCCGGCGTGGTGTGCGTCGTCGTCGTGAGGGGCGGGTACGCGGGCGGCAGCGCGGGGGTCGAGTACCTCGAGCGCGTCGGCGTCCAGGTCGTGTACCGTGACGGCCCCCGCGACCCTCGGTCCAGCGGCATCTACGAGATGACCTGATGCGGTAGGGGGTCGATAGGGGCGGTGGGTTCGGACCTTCCATCCACGGACGCCCCACCATGAGCAAGCTCATCCTGTCGGAGAACGACGTTTCCCCGGAGACCCCGGCGGCCGGCAAGGTCGCCGTCTACGCGCGGGACAACAGTTCCCTGTACTACAAGGCGTCCGACGGGGTCGAGCACCCGCTCGGCGGCGGGGGGTCGGACGTGACCTACCCCATCACCGTCGACAAGGGCGGCACGGGACAGGAGACGCGTCAGGCGGCGATCGACGGGCTCACGGCCGTGGCGAACCCCGGCGTCGAGACACACTGGGTGCTGAAGAAGAACCCGGCAGGCAACGCCGTGTTCGGTGCCGTCGTGGTTCCCGGCGTGACCAACGGGTCGGGGTCGTACACCGTGCCCGACTACAGCGGCACGGAGAACCGCACCGCCATCTCCCCCACGACCGCCTACGGTGCTGCGGTTCAGGCCCTGTCGACGACCGGGACGTACACCGACCCCGACACGGCCATCCAGTCCCCGTTCAGCGGTGGGACGGTCGTCATCGACCCGTACGTCAACACGGTGGACAAGCCGTCCCCGTTCGCGAAGTTCACGATCACGAACGACCTCAAGAACATCCTCGACGCGGAAGGGGTCAACACCGTCAAGACGTACAGCAGTTCGGCACTGCTTCTGTCCGACTACCTGTACCACACCTTCGACGTCGAACAGACGGCGACCAATACGAATTCGATGTACGAGATTCACGTCGAAGACATCCAGGCCATCCTGGAGGGGGCACGCGAGGACGGCGCGACCACCGAGTCGAAGTACACCCTGCGCGGGCCATCCGACGTCGGGATGTTCGTCGAGGGGACGTACGGGGTCGAGGGCCTCGAGGACTCCACCGTCGTCGTCGGCAACGTGGCCCAGGGGAACAACTCGCAGGCCGTCATCCTGAAGGTCACGAAGGATCTCACCGCGAACCCCGGCGTCGAATGGGGTGGGCTGTTCGGCAACGCATCGGCGTCCGTGTCCGTCGAACCCGTCAACGGGACGTACATGGTCAAGCTGAAGGGCGACGCGGTGCTGACGACCGCCGGCATCTCCTCCGCCGGCATCGGCGGCACGCTGAAGGTGCTCACCGCACGCACGACCACCACTCTGCCGAACGGCACGGGCATGGTCGACGTCGCGGACGGGCTCGCCCCGTTCGGCGCGGGCTTCCTGAAGGCGGGTCGCACCATCCGAATGAAGATCACGGGCACCCGTGGCGCGAACCAGTCGGCGTTCCAGTTGGTGGTGCTGTGCGCGGGCGTCCCCAACCCCATCGTGGCGGTGAACCTCCCCGGCACGAACGCCCCGACGTCGAACGTCGTCGCCCTCGACGTGGTGGTCCAGGTTCACTCGGACGGCGGCAACTTCCTCCTCGACGCGACCGCGACGGGCTCGGTCGACGGGACGTTCACGGCGGTGTTCAACTCGAACTCCGTCGCAACCCTCCCGAACGCGGGCATCAAGCTCGCGGTGGCGCACAACCCGAACGACGCGCAGGCGGCATTCACCCTCGCGTCGTACGTCGTCGAGTACCAGGGGTAGCGGTACCCGCCCGATACCCCCCGCTTCACGGACCACCTTTTTACGGACGGCAGGCCCCACATGAGCAAGCTCATCTTCACCAAGACCTCCACGGAAGTTCCCGCACCCGACGCCGGACAGGTCTCGATGTACGTCCGCACGGACGGGAACGTCGTTCTGAAGGGCGAGTCTGGGGAGGAGAAGGTCCTCCGCTCCGGCACTGACATCCAGATCCCCGTGCCCCTCGCACAGGGCGGCACGGGGTCTACGAGCCAGCAGGGGGCCATCAACGCCCTCACCAACGCGCCCGCCGGGACGACGGGGTACGTCCTGACCCGCAACGGTAGCGGCAACGCGGTGTGGGCCGCCGCGACGGGTGGGGATGTGACCTACCCCATCGCCATCAACAAGGGCGGCACGGGCGCGGAGACGGCGCAGGCCGCCATCTCCGCGCTGACCGGTGCGGCACTCGCTTTGCCGGGTCAGGTCCTGTCCATCGAGGAGGACGGGTCGGTGGCGTGGGCCGACGCGGGCATCCCGAGCGTCGTCCCCATCAACAAGGGCGGCACGGGCGAGACGACCGCCGACGCGGCCATCGCGGCCCTCACGGGTTCGTCGGCGGCGACGGCGGGTCAGGTGCTCACGAAGGCGCAGGACGGCACGCTC